CATAAATTACGATAAAAAACCCCTGTTCGATCAGGATGAAAAAGCGGATAAAATCTATCCGCCATTTATCGTTAATAAGTGTCTTTCATATTTTGCAGATACTATATTCCACGCCAACGAGATAAACTGCCATTGGTGGACTGATAAGAAGATGCAGTTTGATTTTTATCGGCTTTCTGTTAGGAAAAAAAAGCGGTTTTCTCATTGGATCAAAAAAGAAACCGAAGACAATCTAGCTATAATTAAAGAGGTTTACGGATACACAGACGCCAAAGCTCAAGAAGTCCTAAATATACTTGGACCCAGTGATATAGAAAAGTTAAAGCTTTTCTTACAAAAGGGTGGACTTAATAATAAAGAGTGAGGCTGTATGTCGGAAAACTCAGATAAAATTTTTAATAATGTAGGCGTTCATGTAAACTTATTTGATCCTGAAGATTTCATGGTTGTAAGAGAAACCCTATCTCGGATAGGCGTGTCCCCAAAAGGTAAAAAAATACTTTATCAATCATGCCATCTCATTCATAAAAATGATGTGTACATTGTAGCTCATTTTAAAGAACTATTTGCTTTAGATGGTCTCCCATCAAATGTCTCGGAAGACGACATTAAAAGAAGGAATGCCATCATTCAACTTCTTGAAGACTGGGAGCTGCTAGAGATAGTAGATAAGCAAAAAGTAAAAGAAAAGATGCCATTGGCAGGTTTAAAAATCATTAAATATAATGAACGGGATGATTGGGACTTGATCCCAAAGTTTAATCCCGGTTCTCTTCGTAGGTTTTTTAATACATAAGGATGAATATGCACAAATTAACTTTGAGTATGATCGTAAAGAACGAAGCTCCAAACATCGAAAGATGCTTGGCTTCATGCGCACCATTCATTGATTACTATGTAATCTGTGATACAGGATCCACCGACAATACAAAGGAGATCATCAAAAAGTTTTTTGATGAAAAGGGTATTCCGGGGGAGATTCACGACCATGAATGGTCTGACTTCGGTACAAATCGTTCTAAGGCACTTGAACTTTGCCTAGGTAAAACCAAGTGGGCAATGATGATTGATGCCGACGACTTTATCGTTGGAACTCTACCAGTTGACAAGTTTGACGATAATTTGGACGGTTATGTTGTCCAAATCAAGCGTGGAGAGTTTAAGTGGCTAAGAGCCCAATTGTTCAATCTAGCAAAGAAGAAGTGGTGGTATGAAGAGCCACTTCACGAATATGCTATTTGCGAACAGCCAATGAATGTCCAGAAGCTTGAAGGCGATTATGCTTGGGAAGTAAGGACAGAAGGTTGTCGTTCCAGATCTGTATCAAACGACATCGAAAAGTATACCAAGGATTATTACGTTTTGAAGGGATTCTTGGACAAGAATCCAGATCAACCAAGAAAGCAATTTTATGCAGCTCAGTCGGCATTTGATGCAAGAATGTTTGCGATTGCCGAAGAAGAGTACATGAAGCGCATTAAGCAAGGTGGCTGGCATGAAGAGGTATTCTTCTCATGGATGCGTGTTGGTATGTGCAGAGAATTTTTGGGCAAGCCAGTTGAACAGATTGCAGATGCATTCATGATGGCATTTGAAAGTGCTCCAAATAGAGTCGAACCACTATATCACTTGTCTTGCATTTATAGAAAATATGAAAGACCAAGAAATGCCTTCCTAGTGGCCTCATTGGGTCTGAGCATGCCACTACCACAGAATGATATCTTGTTCGTTGACAACGCAAACTATCTTTGGGGAATTTTTGACGAAATCGGTACGACAGCGTTTTATGCTGGAAGACCGCAAGCAGGTATGGCAGCATGTCAAAAATTGTTAAGCGAGCCACACTTGCCTAACGAACACAGACCAAGAGTAGAAAATAATTACAAAATTTATATGCAGGCTTTCCAAAAGTTCCAAGAACAGGTTGCAGAGCAACAAAAAGATTGGGCAGAAAAAGCTGCAAAAAACATGAATAGGACAACTTTGGATATAGATCCTAAAAAAGTTGCAGTGACTCTTTAATTTTTAAAAAGACCTAAATACTTAATAATAGCCTCTAATAAAGGCTATTATTTTTTGGGAGCAAAAATGGCAGACTCGTACAATCCTACTATAGTAAAAGGTGATACCGTAACATGGGCCATGGGGGTTTGTGGTGGCACTGGAGCCGCATACAACCTCACGGGGGTCACTTTGACTATGGAAATCAGAAAATCTTATTATCCCGGAAATGAGATTGTAAAATATGTTCAGGGGGTTACTTCTGGAACCACATTCAATCCACCCGACGGTGTTACAGGTGGTATAGCAGTAACTGGCACAGGTGGACTTATATACGTAACGGTAGGATCAAATTACACAAACCAGTTCCCAGATTATGTTCCAGTATTCTACGACATTCAAATGCAATATCCAAACAATGGTGGCATCGTTACGCTATTGAGAGGAACGATCAACAGTCTATTACAGGTAACAGAAAACTAAAATGAGCAATAGAATTCCTAATGTAACTGTATATACGGCACTATACGGATTACAGGGACCGCAGGGCATTCAAGGTCCTGTTGGTCCTACTGGAGCAGTAACGTCTGTAAACGGACAAACTGGCGCAATAACAAATTTGGCCGTAACAAACAGTGCTCAAAATTTTTCTGGAGTACAAAACTTTTTATCTGGAATAAGCGCTGCTGGAATAACTTTAATTCGTCCGAGCACAGCTACTTTTATAAATGCTGAGGGAATAAATAACAACAACGCATTTTCAGTTGTTGCACCAGTTAGTTTATCACTGGGCTCACGGGATGTTTCTATCGGTGACACTGCCGCTATATACATAGAATCTAATGTTAACAGAATCAATGCTATAGATTACCGTGGTGGAACTTATAATATTAATTTTAATATTAATAGAACATCTAATACAACTTCAGCATTATTTGTAAACCACAGTACTGGAAAAAATGTAAGACTTGGATATAATATTCCAGTTGGTCTAACAAATTATGTCGATTTAGATGTCAGTTCAGTAGGAAATTTAGTAATAACTCCTTCTGGTGGTACTGCTCAGATAAACGGAAGAATACAAGCAAATAATATTGTTTATACTGTAAATGGCCAGACAGGCAATGTTACAATAACTGGTAGTTCTGGATCAAATATACCAGCATTATATAGTTTAGATTTTGGGCAGATTGGTGTTACGGTATCTAACACTTTAGAATTTTTAATACAAGCATCACCTATAGATATGGGATCGGTTACTATACCAAATAGTGTATACTTTGATGGTGGGTTTGGTTTTACTTCTGCAAGCGGATTATAATTTTAAAAAACTAATAAATATTAGTATAAGGGATAAAATATGCCATTTCAACTGAGACGAGGAACCAACGCCGAAAGATTGACCATAACACCTCTTGCAGGTGAGATAATTTATACAACTGATACCAAATTATTGTATGTTGGTGATGGATCTACTATCGGTGGCGTTACAGCAAATAATAGTTTAAACGTATCTTCATTTAATGGACTTACTGGTGCTGTAACTGGAGTGTCTTCGATAAATGGTAAAACAGGATCTATAACTGGCGCACTAATAAATTATTCTGTATCTGTAAAAGAATACGGTGCACTTGGAAATGGTGTTGCAAATGATACAACAGCAATTCAAAATGCTTTGAATTCTGGTTATCAAAATATTTATTTTCCGGCGGGAACCTACAAAGTTAATGCGACTCTTACAATTCCAAAAGATATTTCTATTTTTGGTGATGGTCCAAGTTTATCGATGATCGATGGTCGCGCAGGTTCTTGTTGGGGTACGCAAATACCAGTATTAAAAAATTCAGTATCTGGTGTTACTTGGAGTTTGTTACCAAATTTAGTCTCTGGTATTTCTGAAGGAAGCAGAACATTAAATTTTACAACACCACACGGATTGTCAGTAGGTGACATGGTTTGGGTTACCGGAAATACTGCTTGGAATTTATATATAACAGATTTTCCACCAAATAAAGGTGAAATAAGAAGAATAGGTCTAATACAGGGAACCACGGGTGCTGTAATTCAAGGAACTTTTTATGATAATTATTCTTTATCTGGTTTATCTTTATATAAAGTTTTAAATTATTCAAATGGAAGTGTTAAAAATTTAGGTGTTATTGGTCAAGGTATATCAGGAAGTTATGATATTGGAATAGAATTAAGATATCTAAAAGATACAGCAATTGAAAATGTAAAAGTAACAAATTGTTCAGCAGAAGCATTAAATTTAGGACAGTGTGATAATTTATATGTAAATAATTGCTACGCTGAAGATGTTGGCGGTGGTCAATATGGTTTAGATTATGGGCTTACCATATATAATAGCCAAAATATTTTAGTAAATGGTGGTTATTACACTGCAGCACGACACGCAACTACAATAGGAACCACTCCAACTTATCTTAGTGGTAGTGGTCGTTATTATCCATCTTTAGGTGTTATTAACAGAAATATAACATTTAATGGAATTTCGGCTTTAAGAATTACAGATTCATCAAATTCATCAAATATAATTGGAGCAGTTGATACCCATTTAGGTGCAGAATATATTAAATTTGTGAATTGTTTTGTTGATGGTGGATTTAATATTGCAGGCGATAAAATAACAATCGATGGTTGTCAAATTATTGGAGAAAATGCAGGTTTGATATATGTTGGTTTCTTAAAAGGCACAAATCTCAATATTCAAAATAATTATATGCGAACTAACAATGTACCAGATGTTAACACAGTTGGTGTATTTGTCAATATTGGTGGACAATTTGATTCTTTAGGTTTTACTACCGCTCAGGGTGGAATAATTAATATTTCCAATAATGTAATGGAATACGCTAATGAAAATCAAACACGAACCGCTGGGGATACTGACAGAAGAATGTGGCTTTCCTTAATAAATCGTGGTTATACTGGTGAAGACATAGATGTTATTATTGAAGGAAATGTAATTCAGGCTGGAAAAAATTATCCACAGGGTGCAGCGCATATAGGAGCTGGTGCTGCTGCTGCTGGAATATGTCAAGCACTGTTTAATACTATTAATTTTTCAAACAATACATGCAGCAATGTTGGAGGAATGTTGATACATGCCGGTAGCAATATAATAGCAAATAGTGTAATTTTTCAAGGAAATAAAATTTTTAATTCATATGACGGCAGTGCTTTATATTGTCGTCCCGTAAAAAAATCTGTTATCTGCAAAAATAATAATATAGATGGAACTAGAACATCAGGAACACAACAACCAGCTGGAGGTGCGGAATCGGCAATCGTTGTATCAGGACAGGGATCAACACTTTTGGGATGGAATGGTTATATTGATAATGTTCATGTTTCAGACAATACAATATTCAATGGATTGCAAACTGCAAATTTGTCTACAGGAACAAGAGCTGATATTTTTATAGGCCAATCAAGAAGAGTTGTGACGCATGGAAATGTAACAGGATCTGATACAAAATGTTTAAGTGTTTCTACAAATTCTGGTTTCTTGTTAAATGAAAATATTGCAGGATCAAGCAGTGGAATAATTTCATCTATAACAGGATTTAGAGGAACTACACAAATAGGAATAAATACTATAGGATTTACTGCAAATGAAATTATAACTGGTTCTTTGTCAGGAAAAACAGCAACTGTAAATAGTATTTTAAGTAATCATAGTACAAATGTAATCTTTGTGTTTAATAATACGGGAGCTGGAACAACCAGTTGGTTTGGAAGAAATGTGAGTATAAGTTCTGAAGGATTAACTTTTGCAAATGGTTCTGGTTCTGGAATGGCTGTAATAACCATATAAATATTAGTATAAGGGATAAAATATGCCATTTCAACTAAGACGAGGCACCAACGCCGAAAGATTATCAACAGCACTTTTGACTGGTGAATTAATTTATACAACCGATACCAAATTATTGTATGTTGGTGATGGATCTACTATCGGTGGCGTTACCGTGGGTGCAGTTTCTTCAAGTACTATTGGATTTTCTGCTGGATCTGGTATAACGATTGGTATATCTGGAAATACGTATACACTTTCTACAACCTACAAATATCAATACGGAAATACACCAGCTACAACATATCCATCTGTTCAAAGAACAATAAATTCAAAATTAGATAATTTTGTAAATGTTAAAGATTTCGGTGCAGTGGGCGATGGTGTTACCGATGATAGTCTGGCATTTCAAAATGCATATAATTATCTGAGATTTACAGTTCCTGTTGGTGTAAAATCTATCGCTCCAAATATTCCCGCAAGTTCGGGTACAATATATGTACCTAGAGGAAATTACAGACTTGATAGAAATTTTTATGTTGGAACTGCTCAGGGATGGACTTCTGGTTACGAATTAACGGGATTTACTGGAGTAACTTGTTCTGTACATTTACTCTCATGCTTTAATCTTAGTATTGTTGGAGATGGACAGTATTGTAGTTTACTGGAAACCGGAAATACGACTTTAGGTTCTATGTTTTATTCAAATATTCACCAATTTTTAAGATTTGAAAATATTGGATTTTCTGGTTTAGGTTTAACTGGCCCCACAATGAAAAGAAATGCGGTATGGTTAAATGGTGTTGGTGGTGGAAAAGGTTTTCAAATGAAAAATGTTACCACCTATGGTTTTGATAAAGTTGTACTGTTTTCTACAAACAATGCAAATGATGATACAAATACATTTGATTGTTGCGATTTTAGAGAAGCAAATACTGTAATATGGGCAAGAAGTTCACAAGCACTGAGCAATCATTTCAAAGAATGTCAATTTTTTGAAATTTGGGACAAAGCACTTGATATATATGGATTTGAGTATACCCATATAGATACTGCAACAATAATAATGCCCGGAACGTTTTTAGCCATTGACAATGGCGGTGCCGGAAGCAATTTGGTAAATCCATGGACAGGTGTTGCATTACCAAGTCTTGATGCAGTATCTCAATACATATTAACAAATTGCAAATGGGAATATGAACCAAAAACCAATGGAACTAGTAAGATACTAGGCTTAACTGGTAGTGCTTATATAAAATTAATAAATTGTGGAATACAGGGTGGGAATCCAGATCCAAACGTATATCAAATAGATATAAGTAATGGAAACAATTTCTTTATAGAAATAGACGGTGGTGAATGGGGTACAACAGATGGTTTGGATACACCAAAAATTAAAAGAAAACCAGTCTCAGGAAAAGGTGGAGCAAACAACTGGGGAGTCGTAATAAAAAACTGTGCACGCGCTCCAAGACCACAAGATATACTCACAGTGACTGGTGGTATTGCTCAGTTTTCTGTTGTTCCACCTATAATATATCAAAATTGTAAAAATATTCAAAATATTTGTTTGAAGGGCAGTCATGAATTATATGGTGCTACATATACTCTTTCAGGTGGTGTATTTGGTGGTATGGATAAGAACTATAATTCAATAAACAATTCATCTGGATTTTTGATAACAGGAACCTCGCCCGGAACTACATATAGTTTTCCAACATATGGACAAAATGTAGCAATTGATAAATTAAAAGTAGTAATCAATGGAGTTGTTGGTGGCAGCAGCAACTGGTCTGGAAGAGAAATAAAAGTTTTTGGTGGTTTGACATCGGGAAGTTATGCCCAAATAGGACCAACTATTACAGCTGCAACGGCATATATACCGGGAACAACATCGCCTCAAATTTATGATATTACAGCGGCAAATAATATAATTGTAGGGACAACTTTAGATGTATTTATAGGACAAAATTTAGATTCTAGAGCCGTTTTGGGATCAATTTATCTTGAAACAACAAGTATATAATATGAGATAAATAATTACAAATGGACGAAATAATCTACATAACAGTATACGGTTCACCATACGGAATCGGTGGAGCAGCAGGCGCACCCGGGCCAGCTGCAACAATTCAAGTAGGAACCACGACTACACTCCCACCCGGGAGTGCAGCATCTGTTACTAATGCTGGTAATTCGTCTGCTGCCATTTTACAGTTTTCTATTCCCTCTGGTCCAACAGGTTCTCAGGGAACTTCAGGATCTATAGGCCCCACAGGACCTTCTGGGCCAACAGGTGCACCCTCTACCGTTCCGGGGCCAACTGGTCCAACAGGAGCAACTGGGGCCACTGGCGCTAAAGGAGAAACCGGAGCTAAAGGTGAAACTGGTTCACAAGGTGGATCTGGTTTACCCGGTGATATTTACTCAACCATATCTAATACAACTTTTACTCTTGGCTCACTGGTAATAGGAAACCCAGAACAAATTGTTGTTCCTACTGGTCTTGCTTATACAAAAGCCCAAGAAATTTTAATAGCTGCTAGCGCAACACAATATTTTATTGGAACTGTATCTTCTTATAGCGGAACAACAATTTCTGTTGTGGTTGACGGAATTACAGGTTCTGGAACATTTTCTAATTGGGATGTAAATTTAAATGCGGCAATAGGACCAGCTGGTGATGCAGGTCCAACTGGATCAAATGGATCTACTGGTTCCACGGGAGCTACAGGTCCAACAGGACCAACGGGGCCTACCGGACCCACTGGAGCAAAAGGTGACACGGGAGCAGGCTCCACTGCCCCGGGGCCAACTGGACCAACTGGCCCAACCGGACCAACTGGACCCACAGGACCCACAGGAGCAGGTTCCACTACACCGGGACCAACAGGCACAACTGGACCAACAGGATCCACGGGATCTACAGGTCCAACAGGTCCAACAGGACCTACTGGACCTACTGGACCTACTGGTGCAACTGGTGTAACAGGACAAAAAGGAGATCCCGGAGATCCGGGTCCAGTAGGCGCCTCGGGCTATCGCGGTGGAATAATTTATAGATTTAGCACAAATACAACGGATTCTAATCCGGGAGCTGGTTATCTTAAATTTAATTCAAGCGGTATAAAAACTGTTAGTAAAATTTATATTAATAATGTAGACCAGTATAGCACATCGAGAACTTTGTGGTTTGATACATTTGTAAATAGCAACAGTACTACAAAAGGTTATTTTTATCTTTTAGATAATACTGGAACGGTTGTAGATAATGTATTTTCAGTAACTGGTATAACTGTAGCGTCGGGTTATTATAAAATAGATGTATCAAATGACAGTGGTGGTCTTCCATCAAACAACGATTTCTTGTCTTTGATGTTCGTTCCTACAGGGAATAAAGGAGATACAGGAAGTGGTGGCGGTGGCTCATGCGGAGGCGGGGCATCAACTTTTGTATATGGCCAAGTTACCAATGCATCAAAAGTTTCTGGTGTTGCCAGATGGAATTATTCGGTTCAGGCTTATTCAGCTGGTGTTGGTGGAACCGGAGTAAGTGCTTATAATTTATGGGAGCAAAATAATACTGGAACAACTGCATACGGTTATCCAGTTTCCGATACTCTGATACTTAGCACAAATTATAATATTTACAATGTTCCAGTTGGAACATGGGTTTCAATGGAATTTACTAATGCAATTTCTGGTTCAAGCGCATATTGGTTTGGTGCTCCCAACCCAATATACGGAGGTTGCACTTAATTATGATGCTTGGTGGAATACTGACAGCGTGCGGTTGTACCTTGTGTGACTCTTCGTTGCCAGCTCTTCCATTGGCTTTTGATACTCTTTACAAGGGATTCACTGCATACACAGGTTTAAGTTATGATAATATAAATCAATCGTCAAATACCGTCGATCCGATGTATAACTCACAGACTTTGACTTCTGGATGGACTTGCAGAAATGAACCATCTATTTTTACATTAGCAGCCGTCAATTGTTTAAAAATTGATCCGGATTATTTAAATTGGAGTCCTTCATTTCCTCCAGTATACGAAGATGAATTAATTCGTCTAAATGTAGACAGTTATACAAAATTTTCTTTAAGTTGGAATCTTGTTGGTGAAAGTACTGAAACTACAACAGGAGGGGTTGTACGTACAGGTACAAATACTTTACTGATAACTGCTGGCATTCCAATAACAAGAAATGTATACACATTTACAACTTCAGGACCAACAGCAACAAATAATGTTCCGAGTATATCTTTTGACACATATGAAGAACCGGATTGCTGTTGTCAAACTGGCTTTGACTGTCCAGAAAAAACATTTCCAAGTGTTACTGCAGGATCATATGTAAGCAGATCACCTTCTTTTAACTCTTCTGAATACGGAACATTAAAATTAAAATATGTCGGCAAAACAAATAATACAACTAATGCTTTTGTTGTAAATTTAGCTGATAACCCTTCGAATAATTCAAGATCGTGGCAAGCTATAGTTGGTATATCTGGAATAAACTTTATCTCCTCGGATGGTAATTCTACAGGGCTGCTTTCTGGTAGTTTAACAGAAGTGGCAAACAGTATAGCCACAAATGCTACATGGTTCAGTTCAGTTGTTTTAAATAGTTCTTTGGCTTTATCCGGTGTTACCACAATAGCAGCAACAACAGATTTACCAAACTGGTCTTCTTTCCCGGTGCAGAGAGGGATAAATGGAACTTCAATAAGTATTCCACTAGCTTTTAGAGGAACTGTTTCACCGCCATCAACTTATGCTTGTGGATTTTTTACAAATAGCGGTGCAACATATTTTTCAAATAATTTTTCAGATGTTGTTGGTACATTTTCATATACTAATGATGAAACTGGATTTTTAACTTATTTGACCGAACCAAGATATCCAAAACATGTTTCTGGGTTTACACCAAATGACACAAATAGAGGATTATATTATAGAGGTGAATTTGATTCTTGGATCGAATTAAAAGAATCTAGTGGGTGGAGCCGAACGGTCGGTTCATCTACACAAACCAGCTTTTACGGCGTGCCAACATTAGGATTTACCTTAAGAGCATTTGATTTAGACTATCTTCAATGTTTTTATGTTGGTTTTGAGCCAGAAACTGGAATTTCATGTGATAATATTGGTATCGGTCCGGGTGGGCCATTAGTGGGCCCATCTGGTCCTTGCCCATCAGATGATTACTGGTTGGAAAACGTGTGGGCATTTGCATCACCAGCCACGCCCGGTATGATAGATTGTGATGGTAATTTTATTCGTCCAGAGTGCGGGCCATGTCCATTTTTCCCATGTTTATCACCACAGACAGACTACTGTATGTGCGGAGATAGCTTTTTAGCAACATCGGAATTCGCAGCGGTATCAAAAAATGCTATACAAACACTAACAGGATCGTGGTACCTAGGTTCATGATAAATACTTAAAATGTTCTTCGGAAAGAACAAAAACACTCTTAAACTTGTAAAGCAGCATCCAAATCTGCTGATGGGTGCTGTTTACCATATAATTGAATCAAGCATCAAATCCAAAAAATATTAAATTGGATCGGGAATAAGTTCTTTTTATTTACGTGATGAGTATGGTGAAACTTATCTTGTTGAAGGAAATGCAGCAAAGATAAAAGAATATTTTCAACCTGTTATGATGTTTGAAAATGTTCAAGGGTCTATATTTAAATTAAAAAGACCTATTGGTTCTCTATTACAGAATAGCTTACTAAAAGAAACAACGTCTCTTTCATGTGATGAAAAAATATATCTTGGAAACGGAATAACCGAGAGATATTTTATTGAAAAAAATTCTAATAAAGTAATAAAATTTGTTGGTAATTCTACTCAAATAAAAAATTTACTTGAAGAACAAATACAAGTAGAAAAACCAAAAGAACAATTACCAAAAGTAATAGAAAAACCAGTAGTTCAATTAATAGAAAAAACAATTGTAAAGGAAATAATTCCTCAAGCTGGATCGCAGGGACTTCAAGGTGAGCGTGGTCAGATTGGTCCAATGGGGCCAGCAGGACCACAAGGACCCATGGGTCCTCAAGGAAATGATGGAAAGCCGGGTCAACAGGGAGATATTGGCCCAGCAGGACCCCAAGGAGAAAAAGGTCAAGTTGGACCTAAAGGTGATCCGGGAGTAATCGGACCAAAGGGCGATAAAGGAGACAGGGGAGAAAAGGGTGATAAAGGCGATCAAGGAGAAGTTGGTCCTATTGGTCCTATGGGTCCTCAAGGTCCGCAAGGTCAGCAGGGCATACCCGGTAAAGACGGAATTGCGGGTGAGGTTGGACTTCAAGGTCCTGTTGGCCCCGAAGGTCCGGGTGGAGAAAAGGGAGATAAAGGTGATAGAGGACCTGTGGGCCCTCAAGGTCCTATTGGACCAAGAGGGGAAAAAGGAGATCCCGGAGAACAAGGTCCAGCCGGAACAAGCCCTGTAATTGAAGCAGAGTTCCCATTAATCTTACAAGATGGAATATTGTCTTTTAATTCTGAACATGTTTCAGGAATATTGGACAAGTTTAAAAACGACGATATTCAAAAGGCTATAGATCGCATCGGACAGATGACAACGCCAGCAGGGGGTGGCGCAGTTGATATTTCTTTGAATGGTGATAAGATAATTCGTTCTGTCAATACGATGAATTTTATTGGTGATAATATTACAATCACCAGAAGAAGAAAAAATGTTGATATTTCAATTGCAGGATCTTGTGGAGCGGATCTAGGACTAACAGGTCCCACTGGTCCTACAGGTCCAACTGGTCCCACAGGTCCAACTGGTCCTACTGGAGCCAAAGGTTCAACTGGTGTAATAGATTTTTATTATCAAGAAAATGCTCCTGTAAATTCTGGAATAACACTTGGCAGTAGGTGGATGGATTCTGACAGTGGAATTGAATATGTTTATATAATAGATTTAAACGGTACCACTCAATGGATACAACCATCAAATAGCGGAGGTGGTGCTGGATCAAGTATTTCTATTCTTGCAACTACCGGTGTCACTGGTGCAACATACGCAGCTCTTTCTTCCGATTATTATATCGGAGTAAGTTACGCGGGCCCCGTTACAATAACTCTTCCAACCAACCCAGAAACAGGAAGAGAAATTGTGGTAAAGGATGAATCTGGAAATGCAGGTGGTGGCACATCAAGACGAATAACTATTGTGGGTGCTACTGCATCACACACAATTGATAATCAAAGTTCAGCAATAATTAATCTAGACAATGCCGGGTTACATTTCATTTACAGAAATGGATGGAGAATAATATAATGACATACTTATACAATGATTTAGTAGGTTTCAAGGGAAATGTGGTTGATGCGTTTAATCGACTAAAAGTTAGCAATCCATTTACTTTATTCGATAGTCAGCAAAGATATACACTTAGTGATAAATGGGATTATGTTGGACTCAGTGGTGGTACCTATTCTTTTAATCCAACAGAAAGCACGGTATCTCTAACAGCAGGTCTAACAAATGGTTCTAAGATGTACGTCGAAACAAAAAGAGTGTTTCCGTACCAACCGGGAAAATCTTTAACTATTGTTGACTCATTTGCAATGGCTCAACCAAAAAGTGGATTGCGCCAAAGGGTTGGATATTTTGGTATAACAGGTGGAGTCACATCAGGAACACCATACAACGGTGTATACTTACAGCAAGATGGGTTGACATTATCAATTTGTTTGGCATCTGCTTCACTCGGAACTACACAAACAATAACACAGTCAAATTGGAATGGTGATAAATTTGATGGAACTGGTGATTCTGGTGTTACAATAGATGTAACAAAGGGAAATCTTTTTTGGCTGGATGTTGAATGGTTGGGTGTGGGTGATGTTCGAACTGGATTTTATATAGATGGAAAACCAGTCGTAGCACATACATTCTACAATACGAATAAAAATTCAACAACTTACATGACAACCGCATGTTTGCCTTTGAGATATGAAATTGAAAATACTTCTAGCCAAGCAACAAGCAGTACAATGAGGCAAATTTGCTCAACAATATTGTCTGAAGGTGGATATGAAGGATTCAGCAGAAGATACAACGTAACCCACAGTGGAACCACACCCCATACTTTAACAACAGCAGGAACTCAATATCCACTGATTGCAATACGAATGGCCCCCGATAGATTGGATAGTATTATTGTACCGTCAAATATTAGTGTGGCAATAGAGCCGGGAACAAATAACAAACCATTAGTAGTGCAATATAGAATTTTATTAAATCCAACTTTAACGGGAAACACGTGGGAAACACATTTCAATGGAAATGTTCAATATAATGTTACGGCTACGGGAGTTACTGGCGGAACTGATATTATAGGTGGATATATAAGCAGCAGCGGAACCTTGGATGTATCTACCATAAATGATTTCAATTTTCAAATAGGAAGAACTCAACTGGGAGTAAGCGATACATTTGTTCTCGTACTGGTTCCTACGACAAATAACACACAAGGTTATACAGATCTTTCATGGTTTGAAATCGTATAAATATTAAGACATGCCATTAGATTTTCCTCCATCCCCATCACTAAACGAAATTTACACCTTTGGTGGTCGTTCTTGGCAGTGGAACGGAACTGCGTGGGATGTATATAGCACCACACCTGTTGTAAATACCCTAAATGGACTTACTGGTACAGTAGGTCTTTCTGCTGGAAGTGGTATTACGTTAACTTCTGCAGGAAATACAATTACAATTTCTTCATCTGCCAGTGGTGGGGGAATATCTGGGCCCTATGTAGTTTCTTTCAATGGTCTTACAGGTGCTGTTCAGGGTATATCTAGTTTCAATGGCTTAACTGGTGCAGTTCAAGGTGTGAGTAGTATTAGGGGGCTTACTGGAACTGTTGGTTTGACCAACGGTTCTGGAATAAGCCTATCAGTTTCTGGAAACACTCTGACTGTTTCGAATACTGGAGTATTGAGTATTGATGGATCTACTGGTGCAATTTCGAATGTTGCTCGTACAAATGTTAATAATAATTTTAGTGCCCCACAAACAATTTCTGCATCTGGAGCAGTATTTGGCATTGATGACACTTTAAATAGCGCGGGCGTTACGATTGATCCGGTTGCTAATGATATTATATGGAGAAATGGATTAAATCAATCTATTTTAGATTTTAATCCTCAAGGTCAGACAGTAACTCTACCAAATATCACAACAATTCTCGCAGGTCTTTCTGGAACACAAACATTTGGAGGAACAAAGACATTTGATGCTCTTACTACCTTCAATGTTGGTTTAAGTTCTGCTGGTGGTACTTTTAGCGGTCTTGTAAGATTTAATGCTGGATTAAGTGCTTCTGGTGCAACATTTACTGGACCTGTAAATTTTACAAATACTTTACTGATAAATTCTTCACAAGGTTCTAACAATCAAGTTTTGACATCTACTGGAAGCGGAATCACATGGGCAACTCCAAGCGGTAGTGGATTAACTCAATATGTTTCTACTTTCAATGGTCTGACAGGTTCAGTAAATCTTGCTGCTGGGACTGGAATAACTTTAAGTGTATCTGGCAATACATTTACCATCGCTTCAACTTCTTCCGGTGGCGGTGGAAGTTCAATATATTCAACAACACAGACTATAGATTTTTCTGAATTGGTAAACCAAATTGAACTTGTAATTTATGGAGTTGGTGTTGATTTCGGTACAATTTTGCGAAACATTGAAAACAATCCACCAGTCACTGTAGTTTTTGATACTGGATCTGCAGTAGGATACAGTTGTGTTTTAGAAAGCATTCAGTCTTTTTATGATGATACAAATGGTTGGTCTGCCAGACTTATAATAAAACCACCATTTACAGGTGGAATTGGTACTACCGCAGAAGCAATTATAGCTGAAACAATCAATACTGTTTATATAACAACTGCAACGGCTGGAGATTTTTGGACAAATATTCAAAGTCAAACACTGTTTCACCAACAGGAAACTTATACAATAAAAACAATAACGGGAATAACTTGGATAACACCTGATACATTTGTAGATTGCAAGGTTTTGGGATTGACTACAGCAGATCATACTGCCGAAGATGCCATACTTGAACAGGTATCTTTTGAAATAAATAATATAGTGGGTGGAACAGGTTTTGACGTGATCGGACACGCACCAAATGGTACGTATGGTAAATATTCTATAAAATGTCAGGGTTCATGAGGATTTATAAAAATGGCTATTAATATTAAGAGTGGAAACAATACTCCCGGTTTAGCAAACGTTGGTGCTTCATATGGACTAAATGTAGTAACTCCCAATACTACAGATGGTTCTGGTTTTTTAAATTTAGGTGGACTGCTTGACTATGGTCTTGCAACGGGAAATCGTATTGATTTTCCTCTGGATGTAAGTGATGATTATCGTTTAAGAACAGGAATTGATCAAAGCATATTTAATCTGTCGTTTGAGGGAATAGCTCAACCATTCTCACATTTAGAACAGAATACTTTCAACGGTATGACAAACGGACAAACCGCTGGCTATTTTTTGTTGAATAGTGGAGCGACTGGTGTTTCGGGTGGTGTTTCATATACCAGAACATACCGACATTTTCCAGTATACGGTACTTATCCAACATATATGGATGTGTGGCTGAGAGAAACTGGTTTTACTGCAACAAATGCTCAGAGTGAATGGGGATTTTTTGATGTTCCATCTGGTTCAGAAATAATTTCCAACCCAACCAGTGGAACATCATTTGACGGTGCATATTTCAGAAGAATTTCTGGTGGAAGTTTATTTGCAGTATTGAATAATAATTCTTTGGAACTGTCTCAGGGAATAACAACATCAATTTTAGTTTCAAAGACCGGAACTACATATAGCCCACAAGATTACAACCATTATGTGGTTTCGTACCATAATGATGGAGTAAGATATTGGGTAAATGAAAGATTGGTGTCTCAAATAAATTTGAGTGGTTCAACTTTCGTAACTCCATCAGCTTCATCAAATTTACCAGTAGGATTCCGAGTTCTGAATACGGAAACATCTTCGACACCAACGAGACAGATGTATCTTGGATTTGTTAACGTAGCAATGGGTGATCAAAATTCAAATAGATCATATGAAGGTGCAATGGCTGGTGCTGGTAATGGTTCATATCAAAACCAATCTGGAGTTACTTTTTCAAGATCTACGGTAACAAGAGGTACAGGTAGTACTGCTGGTTGGCCAGATTCAGGTACAGGTCTTACATCTGGAGCTTGGGTTACAACTTCCGGACCAGCTAAACCATCATTGGGTGGTTTTTGGTTGACGCCATTAATTTCTTCTTTAACTTCCGACGCGGATTATCCAGTATTTTCATGGCAAAATTATCCGCCAAATCAAAGAATAACCGGAAAAAGTTTATATATTACTGGAATTAATGTAGGCGACAGTTTTGCAGTAACAGCAGCAAGCACAAATGCAATTTTTCTCTCTTTTATAGCAGCAGTTGGTTCAACCATCAACACATCAACAGCAGATAGTGCTACTGCTTTTGCAAATAGACCCATCATGATCGGTGGACATGGGTTTACTGCAGGTGCGACACCGGGAACAGTACAGCCCGGATTTTCTATAAAATTGAATAGTCCTTTGGTTATTCCTCCTAACTGCTTTTTCCAGTTTATTATAAGACCTGCTGGAGTTGTAACTTCAAACACCCTGACCGTCCAAGGTAGGGTATCGGTGAATGGATATTTTGAATAAATAGTATAGATCGATAAGGAGATCTTTTAAAATGGGCGTTCAAATAAGAACTGGTAATAATTCGACAGGATTGGCTAACGTAAGCAGCAATTATGACTTAAATGTAAATACACCTACAGATGCTTCAATTGCTGGATTTGTCAATATTAGCTCAGAGGTAGATGATGGAACTGTTTTGGGCGAAAGAACAACTTTGCCCGCAGAAGTTTCAGATGACTATCGTTTGCGTGTTGGTCTGGACCAGACATTATTTAATCTGTCTTTTGAAGGTACAAACATACCCCAAGGTCACTTGTTGCAACAAAACACAACAATGGCCGTTGCTCAGGCAAACGGCTTTTTGACTGTAAACAGCACTACCTCCACTACATCAGGTCAGGCTGCATATGTTCGTACTTATAGATCATTCCCTACGTTTGGAACATATCCAACATACTGTGATATATGGGGAAGAGAAGCAAACTATGCTGCAACAAATGCGCAAAGTGAATGGGGATTTCTTTATTTTGCTTCTGCTGCTCAAGCAGCTGTTCAAACTCCAACAGCAGGTAACATTGACGGAATATTTTTTAGAAGACTTTCTGGTGGTGTATTGCGTGCAGTTGTAAACAACAACGCAGTAGAAACTACAGTTGACATCGTTACAGCAAATATACCGTCAAGAGACGGCGTTGGATCGTATGACCCTACTGAGGTAAACCATTATCTAATTGTATTCCACAACGACGTTGTAAGATTTTGGATTAACGATGTTTTGGTCGCAAGCATAGATGTCCCCGGTTCGCTTCAGTTCCCAACAGCATCTTCAAATATACCTGTTGGTGTTCGCGTAGTGAATTTTGGTATTGCATCTGCTGGTAGACAATTTGGCGTAGGTTTCATAAATGTCGGCCAAGGTGACCAAAACTCATCAAAACCATGGTCACATGCAATGTGCGGTTCCGGTCAGGGATCATATCAAACTCAGCAAGGATCTGCAAGCGGTCCTACAGTTACAAGAGCAGCTGCTGGAGCACAGGGATGGCCCACATCCGGTACCACAAGAGCCGCAGGTACTTACACGGCAACGTCGGCACCAAGCTTAAACAGTTTGGGTGGGCTATTTACAATAGCTGCAAACACGGCAACTGATACAGATTATCCAATTTTTAACTTTGTAAATCCAGCTGGTACCCCCACCTTGCCCGGTAAAACTTTGTACATTACTGGATTGCGTGTGGGTGAAGCATTTATGACAGCAGCGCCTACCACCAACCCAGCATTTGTGTCTTTTATAGTTACTGCTGGAGGTTATAACAACGCTGGTGCTGTTGCCACAAGCACGACAGATGGTGCTAACACGGTAGCTCCACGCGGTATTGTTGTAGGTGGTCACGGTTTCTTGACGACCGATGCAGTAGGAACCGTAAAACCCGGATTTGAAGTAACATTCAACAGTCCCTTGGTTATTCCAGCTGGTACAGCTTTCTTGTTTGTAATGAGACCATTCAGTGTTAGTGCTACAACAACATTGACTTTCCATTCAAGTCTTGCTGTAAACGGATACTTTGAATAATGGCGCTTTCAAAACTTTATTCTACCGAATATGGAACAGTTGCTCAGTATTGGAAAATTACTGAAATAAAGTTTTTATTGAACAATACACGCACTGTAGAATTATCTGGTTATGCTTCAGAAGAAGCAAGATTAAGTTTATCTAAACCAATTAAAGTTTTTAATTTTATCATTCCAGAGTCTGAATTTCCTGATAATTTGTCTATAAGTGATGTCTATGCTTGGATAAAAACACAATCTGAATTTTCTTTTGACTGCTCAGATTGTTGACACACAATAACAGTGTGATATATTGATATTATGTACTTAAACTATTATAAAGTTGATCCAAGAATTGTAGACCCCAACTACCAAACCAAGATGGCTGCTTGTTTTGATCTTGCGGCCTACATCCCAAAAGATGAAAAAGTAAAGGTGTGGGAAGGAAAAGAGACTAGCGAGATCGAACCACAGTACGATCACGACAAGGAAGATTATTATATTCTTCTTATGCCCGGAGAGCGTGCATTGGTTCGCACTGGGTTGACTTTTGATGTTCCTAGTGGATATTCAATTAGGCTTCACCCAAGATCAGGTATGGCCTTAAAGTATGGTCTTACATTGGCAAACTGCGAGGGCGTTGTAGATGAAGATTATACGTATGAAACAAAGTTAATTATGATCAACACAAACGCACAAGAGCCTATTAAAATTTACAACAGAGATAGAATCGCCCAAGGTGAAGTTGTAAAGTATGAGCAAGTAAATTTTGGTGAAATATACAACCAACCCGGCCTGAAGACAGACCGGGTTGGCGGATTTGGATCGACTGGCGTTAATTAAAGTGTAAGATTTGTAGCAGCTGTATTTCCTAGAGCGTAATTGTAGTATCCAATTTTTGCTATAGACATACTTAAATTATCTCTATTAATTGGTGGTGAGTATGGAAGTGATGAAGATACTCCTACTGGATGACCTAAAACAAACCGGCTTGGTATAAACATGGTTTGACCAAGCGGTGTATAGTTTCTTGCAGCAGAGAATCCGTTTATGGCAGTAAATGTTAGTTGATTTCCACTACCTAGAGTCATGGTTCCTGCTACTTTTATTGGAGAATTTAGTAAATTTCTAACAATACTTGTGCCCGATTCAGATGCACCACCCAGTCCCAAAGTTACTCCTTGTACTCTTGAACTAAATTGTGTTCTTAGTGGATAGGTTAGAATATCGAATGCCAAGAAAGAGCTTTGGTCGGAGTATAGACCCCAAACTGTCGTGAAAGCATCATTATCGCTTGTTGTCTTGTTTACTCTTCCTTCTAAATACAAGCTGTTTTCTGTTCTGCTTATATTGTATCCATCTATGTTTCTTATCTGAGCCGCATCGCTTTCTCTTGTAATACCTCTTCCAGAGATAGCAGGATTTACTCCAGTTAATCCGGTTGGTATGAGAGAAGAAGCACCGTAACCCAATTCTATTTGTGGACCAAATACAAATACACCATCTGCGGTAACTCCGGTGCCTATATATGATACTCCAAAAGAACCAAACATAGCAGAATCATTTGTGTAACCACCAAATCCAAGAGCCATTGTGGTTGCTGAATTTCCTTTTGGTAGAGCCAAAACACAACGCCACCAAGTAATTCCATTTGTACCAACCAGAGGAACTGTATAAGCAGTTGTTCCAAAAAGCAAACTTCCAGCAGGCGTAAACGGTCCTGTAGATGGTCCACTAATAACTCTGGAGCTTCCAGTATTTAAATCAAAAGTTGCACCAGCCCATTGACTATTAGCATCTGTTATTGCTAGTTTGCTGTAATTATTTGGACGAGCATACACAGAAATAGTTATCGGATATTCTCCGAAATTGCTACCCTGCTCAGCTAAAGTAGCAATGTTAGTCATAACTATGTTCATGCTCAAGGTTTTTACCCCAGCAGTACCGAGAGCAAATAAAGCAACTGCAGCAGTCCCACCAAATGGATCGGCTGTATTTCCTGCAGCTGTACGTGTTTGTAAGGAGGTTGAAAATCCTGCTAATGTTGGACTGTAATTTTGTGCAGCAAAATTTACTCCTCTTCCTTCTAAAAGAAGCCCCAGAGGTGCTTTGGTTACACTATCAAAAGTAAATCTTGGTCCGTAATAAGGATATGTATTTGTATTTTCAATATAGTTTCTAGCACTTACCCCAGCTTCAAGTTGAGGTTCTTTAATAGTCAAGAAATTATTTAAAGCAGGAGCTACACCACTAACGCCCATCCCAAATCTTGGACTTATTGCATTTGTAGTAGACGTTGGTGTGCAGGTAAAAGATATGAGGTCACCAGCAGTCCAACCTGTATACGTGCTTGTTTGTTGAATTCCATTTACTCTATAAATTTCTGAACCTGCAAGTTGACCGCTCGCCCATCCAATCACTTCACCTAAACGTTTAGAATCGACTGTTAAGTTCACTGCAACAACCTTACACTGCAGTGTATATGGTACACCGGGAATTACAGATACGGTGGGTGATGTTTGAATAATAAATCTAGCAGCAGAAACACCAGCTGTAAAAGTAAGTTCCTTATTATTTAAGGAGAAAGTATTAGATCCGTTATTAGTTGTACCCCAGTTTGTAGGAGGCGTGGTTCCGGTTGCGCCGCTAAAAACAGTATTTCTTATTAAATTATCTTCGCTGTAATCAAGATATCCTTGAGAGTTTACAAAAGTACCAATAGAGTCTCTGTAAAAATTAAATACAGAAGGCAATACACCAGATCTAAAATCAAATTCCAAAACAGTAATTCTATTTGCAGGAATATCCGCACCACCATCGGTAGCACTGTAATCCATCATGGCGAATTCATCCATGAAAGAAATGTTATTCATCACCATACCGTTGTTGACGTTTTCCCACAATTCAATGGCATCGTTCCAGCGGAACGGTCCCATAGGAGTGTTTACCAATCTTCCACGGTATCCAGTTTGCTCACCCAAACTGGCAAAAAATGTATCCATTTGTTTCTTTACGCCCATGATTTTCCTCGTATCTTATTTATCTTTGTTTTGACTCGTAGGCCATTTGACGGATTTAAACTCTCTCCATACAGCCCAAAGTGTTATAGCACAAATTACCACATACCAAAAGCTCCACTCGGAAGCTTGGCTTGGTGTTCCAAAAAATGGCTCCTTCAAAACACTATGAACAGGATTTCCTTCCTTGTCCAAAGGAGAAACAATTTGTGGTGTTGTGCAGGAAGCTAAAAATAGTAATGGTAAAAGGTATTTCATGATTTATTTCCCCCTGCGGCTGTGCCAAAGTAGAAACCTACTACGGCCAAAAGAACCTGACGGTTTTCTTCAGCAAATAAATATCCCGGTATTTCTACAAAATATTTACGAGTTGTCTCCGGAACCAAACCAAAGAAACTCTCGGGTTGCTTTTGAGTAAATTCAGCAAAGGTGGAGATTCCAAAGAATGGAAGAACAAATGGTGCTGCAACAACTGCAAAAAGGCATGAAAGAACTATTAATTGTCTCACTCCTTTGCCTAAATCAAGTGGGACTCGTTGTGCTGCTTTATCTTGGTTATCTGTTGTTTGTTTGTTGGCCTCAATGACCATTTTGAACATGTCTTTTTGGTCTTGTGCTCTCTGTGCCCAGTAACGGAACAGAAACCCCGTAACTCCACCGCCCAATAAAGATATTAATTCTGTAGGCATATTGTCCTCAATTCTTTTGATATGAAAGTTGGATTTGAATAGATTCTTTTATAGTCTTAAAATGTTCCATTACAGCATGTTCGTTTTCCAATGAAGGTGGGAAATCAAAATGCCACTGTAAAAGAATAAAACCTACTGTAATATTTTTATTTTTAAGAGGTAGGCACGAATAGTGGGAAATGTTTTCATCTTCAAAAAAATGCTTTGCATAGCTGTCAGGCATTGATTCAATTTGGTATATTACTGCTTTATCATCGATTACTTTGTTAAGAAGCGGTATGAACAGAGAGCAAAGAACATTTTTAAATTTTGCGGCCTGAGAAGCATATCCTTTATGAGAAGATTCGTGGGTTATTGAAAATTTTCTCATGGATATTCCATCCATAAAATATTCTCCGTTATGAAACTGGAGAATTGTTGCACGCATCGATTTTCCTGATAATCTTAATTCAGTAAGGAGTTCATGGATTTCTGTGTGGATTGCTATAAAATTGTCGGTCTTTTCTTTGGATTTCCAAAACTTCTTAATTCCATAACCCAAGCCTAAAAGACCAGCTACGGAATATCCAATTTTTTCAAAAAGATCTATGTAATCCATTTAAATCCTCGTGTCTTAATATTTATAACTTGACTAGTGTATTGTTTGGTGTAAAATACGCAAACTATGACCAGAGATGAACTATTCAAATTACACAAAGATACCTGTGAAGAAGCATTAGAACTCATGAAAAAGAAGAATAATGACTATGCTTCTGGGTCCGATCCCTTCATGAACTTCAAAAGAGCTGAATATTTGGGTTTTGCTACGGCAGAACTCGGTGTTCTTATCAGAATGACTGATAAAATGTCTAGAATTTCTACTTTTTTGAAGAATGGTGATCTTTCCCTTTCCAATGAAAGCGTCTACGACGCCATTGTGGATATGATTAACTATAGTGTACTGCTTGCTGGTTTGATAAATGACCGAGAAGCGAGAGAAGCCAACAACTCAAAATGAAATTTTACACAGCGTGTGCCCTCAAGGGCAATAAAATTTTGGTTAGGGGCTACAAGAATGGTGAACGTTTTACGGACACCATTTCTTTTAAACCATCTTTGTTCATCAAGACAGACAAGGAAACCAAATACCGTACTCTAAACGGCGTAAAGGTCAACCGTATGCGGTTTGACACGCTGTACGATTGTCGTCAGTTTTTGGACCAGTATAGGGAACTAGAGGATTGCCCCATTTATGGAAACACTGATTTCATTACTCAATACCTCATGGAGACTTATCCGGCTGAGGTGGAATACAATCTTTCCGAGATCAAGATAGCTTATCTGGACTTGGAATGTGAAACCGAGGGGGGATTCCCGGATTTGGACAACCCAAATGAGCGTATTAATTTGATGACAATACGCATTTCGGGGGTCACCTATGTAATTACGTCAAAGCCAGTCGATCTTCCCAACTGTAAAGTAATACTTACAAGTTCGGAAAAAGAACTTATCAAGAAGACTTTTGAAGTACTTTCAAAAGAAGACGCAGACATTATCACTGGCTGGAATATCAAGCTTTTCGATATCCCCTATATAATTGGTAGGGCTAAACTTTTTTTTGACGAATCAGAAATACAGAGTTGGTTGCCTTTTGGTTTGATGAAGATGCGGGAAACGGATATTGGTGGCAAAAACTACAAAATATACGAATTTCCCGGATACACGATCCTTGATTACATGGATCTATATAAGAAGTTTTCTGGCACAAGTCAAGAAAGCTACGCTCTAAACTTCATCGCAAAGGTGGAACTAGATGCTCAAAAACTGGATTATAGCGAATACGGTTCGTTGCGAGAATTTTATACGCAAAATTTTCAAAAGTTTGCAGAGTATAACGTCCAAGATACGTTGCTGGTTGAACAGCTTGACGATAAGCTCAAGCTGATTGACTTGGCGGTATCCATCGCATACGAGGCAAAGATTACCTACGATACGGTTTTCTTTGCCACCCGCATCTGGGAGACCATTTGCTGTGACTATCTAGCACACAAAAACATTGTTCCTCCGCTTAAGCGAAGTTATGCAAAAGACGACCAGTTTGTCGGTGCATATGTAAAGGAAGTTACACCGGGTCTATACAAGAACGTTGTAAGTTTCGATGCTACCAGTC